TGTATCTTCTTTTTTTTTTTTTGTACCCAAAAACAACGTGTGGCCCCCCGCCACTATGCGAGCCGTTCCTCGTGGTTATAGAGATATATATACTATGTTGGATACTCGCGGATTCCTCATCGCTCACCGGGGAGGATCAGTCAGCTGGCCTGAGGCTTCTATGCGAGCATACACTAATGCAGTTATGTTCGGAGCAGGGGCTCTAGAGGTCTCGTGTCAGAAGACAAAGGACGGTGTGTGGTTCCTTAACCACGACCGAACCCTTCAGCGAGTTGACAAGACAGCCCCGAATACCCCCGTCACCGAGATGACATGGGCGGAGATCCAGAAGTACACCACCATCGGCGAGCCATTCGTGACTGTTGAGGAGTACTTCTCCGCCTATGGGTCTAGCCACATCACAGTTCTGGACCCGAAGTACTCGGCAGCTGAGTGGCAGGAACTCAAGAAGTTCTTCCCTTCTGATGCTCATGGCAGAATCATCTGGAAGTTCTCCATTGACGCGGGGTGGCTCGCTGGTCAGTGGAAGGCTGATGGATGGAAGTGCTGGGGCTACTCGTATCCCGATCAGGTAGCTGACGGCCGGATTAACGAGTGGCACAAGCCTTGGGACTATGTGGGTATGTCTTGGGAGGCGAGTGACGAAGTCTGGCGACGGACCATCGCACTCGGCAAGCCCGTATGGGCCCACATCTGCCCCATCCGAGATGCATACGACCAGGGCCTAGCCAAGGGCGCTATCGGATGCATGGTCTCTGGAGTGGCCAATATTTACTCCGAATCTCTAGTCTAGGAGAATCATGATTACGATCGAGAGCCAGGGAGACTGGAAACTCACCAGGAATTGGTTTGACAGAATGACGAAGTTAGACCTGGCTCTGATCATGAATCAGTTCGGCAAGGAGGGGGTTTCTGCATTAAAGTCAGCGACCCCCTCCAGGTCCGGCGAGACAGCTGCTAGCTGGAACTACGAAGTCACGAGAACTGGTAACAGCTGGAAGATCACCTGGACAAATTCACACGTAAACAACGGCGTAAACATCGCCGTCATCTTGCAATATGGCCACGGTACTCGCAATGGCGGGTATGTCGTTGGCAGAGACTACATCAATCCCGCCATCAGGCCGGTGTTCGACAAGATTACGAAGAAGGCCTGGAAGGAGGTCACTAAGTAGTGGCGACTATTGACGAGCGGGTAGTCTCGCTCAAGATGAATAACAAGCAGTTCCTGTCTGCTATGAAGGAATCCGCGTCCAGTATGGACAAGCTTAAGGAATCCTTGAAGATGCAGGGGGCTGCCGATGGCCTTGCTCGAGTCGGCGAGATTGCTAAGAATACCACTCTTGGTGACTTGGCGACAAAGGCTCTTGAGATCGGCAAGAATATGACCGTAATGCAGGGGCTCGGTGTCGCTGCGTTTGGTGGTCTTGGTGCCGCAGCACTTAGTGCCGGTCAGCAGATCGTCTCCGGATTCATCGGAACGATCAAAGATGGCTTCAATGAGTATGAGCTCAAAATGAAGTCAATTCAGACCATCCTGGCTAACACTGCGGAGAAAGGAACCACCCTTACCGAGGTCAAGGCTTCTCTAGCGGACCTGAATACTTACGCCGACAAGACGGTTTACAGCTTTAGTGACATGACCAATGCTATCGGTCTGTTTACTGCAGCTGGCGTAGACCTACAGACCTCAGTGTCCTCTATCAAGGGTCTGTCTAACCTCGCTGCAGCTTCTGGCTCTACTGCACAGCAGGCGTCGACGGCATATACCCAGCTTTCCCAGGCCATCTCGGCAGGTGTAGTTCACCTTCAGGACTGGAACTCGCTTGTTAATGCCGGCATGGGAGGTGAGTCCTTCCGTAACGCCCTGATCGAGACCGCCCGAGCGATGGGTACTGGCGTCGACGAGGCTATCGCCAAGAAGGGCAGCTTCCGAGAGTCTCTTCAGGAAGACTGGCTTACTGCTCAGGTCATGACTCAGACCCTGACGGCGCTCACGAATGACCTGTCTGAGGCACAGCTCGTAGAGATGGGTTACTCAGAAGAGCAGGCTCATAAGATGAAGCAGTTCGCTCAGGGCGCATTCGACGCGGCCACTAAGGTTCGAACATTTAGTCAGCTTATCGACACGACTAAAGAAGCCATCGGTTCCGGATGGGCCGAGACATTCGAGATTCTGTTTGGCGACTTTGAGGAAGCCACGGACCTATTCACAGCTATCAGTGACTGGCTTGGCTCGCTGATTAAGGACAGCGCCGACGCTCGAAATGGGTTCCTCCAGATGTGGAAGGATCTTGGTGGTCGTTCAGCACTAGTCCAGGGTCTAGCTAACATCTTCCAGGCCATAATTAAGGTTCTAGGGCAGATCGGAACAGCCTTCCGACGAGTATTCATGAACGCTACGGCCGAGGGGCTCGTACGCATTACCAAGGCGTTTGCCGACTTCACCTCGAAGCTCATCATCACTAATAACTTCGCTGAGAAGCTCGAGTGGACGTTTACCGGGATATTCTCAGTATTCCACATCTTCGCTACCATCCTCGGAGAAGTGGCTCAGGTAATCTTCACGGTTGCCTCACACATCATTAGTGCACTGTTCCCGGCATTCACCGGTATTAACTCTGGTGTCTTCCAAATCACTAAGGTACTCGGTAAGGCGATATATTGGTTTGACCAGTGGTTCACTAAGCTGGATCTTGGTGGGAAGCTACTCAAGCTACTTCTGCCACCGATCGATCTGGTCGGTAAAGCCATCAAGTGGGTGGTAGATGCTATCCACAGCTTTATCATCTGGCTGGACTTCGGATCTAAGGTCACAAACCTAGGAAACAGCCTAAAGGGACTAGCGTCTAAGTTCGGTCTCATTAAAGACGCACTAAAGAACTCAGTCGTTGGTCGAGAATTCACAGCCGCAATGGATTCGATCAAGAGTGGAATCGACACCGCTAAGACCAAGCTCCATGAGTTCGGTCAGAGCGTTGGTGATAAGCTTAAGGCTAAGCTTCTCTCTGGAAAGTCAGCCCTCTCTGACTACTTCAAGGGCTTTGACTTCAATGGGATGACCTCATCCGAGGCGATCATTGCTTCCCTTGGTCAGAAGTTCGACGAACTTGGCCAGAAGCTCAAGATTTCCGAGAAAGTTCAGCGGCTGAAGGAAAAGCTTATTGAACTCAAGGATGCGATTGTCGAAGCGTGGAACGCCGTTCAAAATAGCAGTGTTTGGGACCACCTCGGTAAATCTTTCGCCGATATCGGAGGAAAGATCAAGGAGGTCGCTCTCGCTTTCCAGGAGTGGGTCAACGGTCACTCCGCGGTAAAGGAGAAGGCCAAAGAGGCGGCTAGTGCTGTCTCTGGTGTAGGCTCGGCAGCTGCCCAGGCGGCTAAAGAGACGGGCCAGGCAGCAAAGGAGAACTTCCTCAAGAAGTGGTTCGAGGACATCAAGCAGGTAGCTCGAGCAGTCCACCTGCCTGAGCTGTTTGATACGATCAAGCAGAAGTTCCAGGAGTTCAAGGACTTCGTAACTGAGACATTTGCTCCCAAGGTCAAGGATGCGGTTAAGAACGCATTCGGGGCAGTTGGGGAAGCTCTCGGTAATGCGAATGACAACCTCAAGTCATATGACATGGGTAAGATTCTTGTGGGGGCTATCGGTGGTGGGGTGCTTATCGCATTCACTCGGTGGATCAACTCCTTCAAGAAGAACTTCGATAAGATCGGGGATGTTGCTGAGAAACTCGGCAACCTGTTCGACAAGCTTGGAGGAGTGCTCGAGGCATTCGAGCAGAAGGTTAAGGCTAAGGCTCTTCTGACAATCGCTATTGCTCTTGGAGTCTTGGCGGGAGCATTGATTCTTATGTCTTTGGTCCCCGCCCCCAAGCTCCTTGTGACTCTGGCCGTCCTGAAGTTCCTCTTCAAGATGATGGACGACATGCTCGAGTCCATGACAAAGATGGTCGCATTCAAGAACGACTCTCTCCGAATTGTGGGAATGCTTATCGCTCTTGGCGCGGCTATGGTACTCATGGCTACAGCAGTTCGAATCCTTGCAGGCATGGACCTCAAGGGTGCTGTAATCGGTATGGCCGCCATGAAGGTTCTCATGATGACCATGCAGGAATTCATGACCAAGATGGCCGAGACCAAGGGTGTTGAGAAGGGTGCTGGTATCCTCTTAGCATTGGCCGCTTCCTGTGTTATCCTATCCCTGGCGGTTTATACCCTGGGTTCAATGAATACCGGGAAGGCGGTTCAGGGTGTAATCACGCTTGCTGCTGTTGTCACTATCCTTGCCGGTTTCATGATGCTGGTCAGCAAGGACCCCTATATGGGTAAGGGCGCGCTCCTGCTCCTATCGCTCGCTGTATCTTGTAACATCCTAGTGTCTGCTATCTGGATGCTTGGTACCATGAACACGGGTAAGCTTCTTCAGGGTGTGATTGCTCTTGGTGTGATCATTGCTGCACTATCTGCCGCTTTGGTTGTCGCGGGGCATTCGAATGCTCGAGGCGCCGCATCTATGTTCGCTATGGCTGCTGCGGTCACGGCTCTTGTCGGTGCGGTATATCTCCTTGGCAGCATGAGTATCGGTACCTTAGCCAAGGGTCTGATCAGCCTTGCTATCGGACTGGGTATTCTGGCAGCATCTATGGCCGCGGCGAGTGCTTTCCAGAACGGTGCGGTTGCTCTAGGTATCGCCTCAGTGTCATTTATTCTGCTATCTGGAGCTCTCAAGCAGCTGTCGACCATCTCCTGGGGAGAGCTGGCTATTGGTCTTGTAGCGCTAGCCGGTGGATTCGCGGTCCTTCTGATTGCATCAGCTGTTGCTCAGACAGTTGCGGTCGGACTTATTATCCTCACGGCTGCACTGCTGGCTATTGGTCTGGCACTTCTGCCCATCTCGATTGGTATGGCTGCCTTCGCTGCTGTCCTGGGCATCTGCGCTACCACCGGTGCCGCAGCATTCCTGGTCCTGACTGAGGGACTCAAGCAGCTAGGAGCAATCCTCCCGCAGCTTGCGATTGCTCTGGCAAATGCTATAGCCAACTTCATCATCACGCTAGGCGCAAAGGCCCCGGAGCTGGCTGTAGCTATGGGTATGCTCATTGGGGCGCTAATCTATGCCATCAATGTAAACATCCCTGGTGTTGTGGCGGCATTGTTCATCCTGATTAGTGCCCTCCTCACCGAGCTGTCTAACCACGCCTACGAGTTCGGTGCTAAGGGCGCTGAGATCCTGGCGAACTTCCTGAACGGTATTGCTAGTAACATCGGTAAGGTGATTGACGCTGCTACGAACGTCATCATCAACTTCCTTGACGGTATTGCTAGGAATGGACCCAAGATTATTGATAAGGGTCTCTGGACTGTCCTCCAGCTCCTGCGAGGTGTCCGAGATGCGATCACCAAGTACTCGGCTCAGTTCCGACAGGTTGGTCTCGAGATCGGTTGGGCCATCATCGATGGTGTGACTGGTGGTCTTGCAGGTAAGGCTTGGAAGATCGGTTCTCAGCTGGTTCAGGGTGCCAAGAATGGTATCTCGAAGCTGAAGAACGCGCTCGGTATTCACTCACCTTCTCGAGTTATGAAGGAGATCGGTGGATACATGGGCGAGGGTCTCGCCATCGGTATCCGTGACGAGCACCAGAACATAGCTGAGGCCAGCACCGGTCTCGGTAAGGCTGCATATAACGCCCTAGACAAGGCCCTTGATGGGGTTAACGACCTAATCGAGGAAGACCCGTCCTTCCAGCCCGAGATCAAGCCCGTCCTCGACCTTGAGGAGCTTAAAAAGCAGGCTGGAGGTATTGGAGGACTTATGCCCGCCGTCGGAGTCACCACGAGCATTGCTAACAGCGCTCGTCCTCCCGCTCCGATCACAGTTGACACTTCTGACACGAAGAGTCAAAATGGTGTTACAAACATCACGTTCAACCAGACCAACAACTCGCCAGAGGCGCTGGATGCGGCTACTATCTACCGCAACACCAACACTCAGCTGGCAATGGCAAAGGACAAGTTGACACTATGATCTCAGAGATCTCGTCCACGACTAAGTCGGGGGAACGACTTACTATCGACATCCGTGACCCCTACTCGTCGGGGATCGCGATCAAGGAGATTACTGGTCTGGGACCCGTCAAGGCCGATCTCAGTATGGATCGATACGCCTTGATTGATGGTGCTTTCCTCAAGGGGGTCAGGGTTGGTACACGCAATGTTGTGCTGACTCTGATCCCCTGGGGGGAGGACATCCAGCAGCTCCGGAGGAAGCTCTACAAGTACTTCGGAGTATCAGAGACCATCTCCCTCGAGGTGATCACCGACTGGGTCAGCGCTAAGTCTGACTTCATCGTGGAGTCTGTCGAGCCAAACATCTTCGCTGAGCGACAGGAAGTTCAGGTATCCTTGATCGGGCTTGACCCGTATTGGAAGGCCTCTTCTGCTCAGATCCAGAAGGTCGTCGGGTTCAACGACACAGTTCCACAATTCGAGTTCCCATTCTTCTCCGAGGGTAACCACAAGCTTATCTTCGGCGACATGACTAACTCCACGGGCAAGGATATCCGATACCACGGAGATGCCCCCGCCGGTGTTACCATCACGTTCACTTTCTACGGGACCGTAGGTAACCTCATCATCTCGAACACCACCTTCGACGAGACCATGTCCATCTCGAGGGCTGGTCAGTTCTACGCTGGCGAGAAGCTTGTGGTAGATACCCGTCCTGGAAAGAAGTCTATCGTCCACCACGCGGGTGGTCGGTCTTCGTTCATCACCGGTGTTCTGGCTCCGGGGAGCGAATGGATTAAGATGCACCCTGGTATCAACACTCTGTCGTTGCAGTACTCTGGCGGTAGTGAGGACCTCGGTGTATCCATCGAGTACGAAAGCCTTTATCGAGGAATCTGATGCACTTATTCTATACGAAAAAAGATAACTTCGACGATAAGCGCGAGATTCCCAGCACGTTCATCTCACTGAACTGGACTGAGCGCGCTTACGAGTACGGACAGTTCGAGCTTCAGGTATATTCTACATCCTCATACCCTGAGTACGGACTTGGTAACTTCCTCACAAGGGATGATACTGAGTACGTTATGGTCATCGAGACTGTAGACATCAAACAGATTGACAACCGCGTGTACCTCCACAAATACACGGGACGATCCCTTGAAAGCCTATACGAGTGGCGAGTTCAGCTTCACCGTAGCTGGGTCATTCCTGATGCACAGGGTCGATTTGATGCCCAGGGTTTTGCCGAGAGAATTGCCCACCGGCATTTCGGCGACAACGCTGAGCCTAATCGTAAGCTTCCGAACTTCCACTTCCACCGGAATGACCAGGTCACTCAGCTGGCATATGTCAACGACACTGGAAACAAGCTCCAGGATGGTAAGTGGATCATCTATGATCGCAATCCTGCGGTAGAGATGTTCCGGAATGTGATCTCGGCATGCAAGCCGAATGGGTACTCGATGTTCTATCGAGTCAAGCTCGAGAAGGGTGGGTATCACACATACCTCAAGGCCCCTCACCTCATCGAGACAATCACCCTGTCTGAGGCGAACGACAACTTCAGCGACTTCGAGTCTGTCCAGAGTATTGTCGACGTTAAGAGTACGATCTACGAGATCTGGGACAGCGGGGATGTGGATCTTCAGTGGGTTGCTGATGGATCGACCCACACTCGAGAGCACACCATTCGATCTGAGAACCCTGTCGACCGACGAGAGGTCTTGTGGGACAATACTCAGGTACACAAGCCGTATAAGGTCGAGGACTGGAACAAGCTGACTGAGCTTCAGAAGCAGCATATTCGATCTCTGAGTGAGATCTGGTATCCCTTCTGGGTTCTTGACGCCATGTTCCCCAAGTACTCACCGGTGGAGATGGTCTCGGGTAAAATCGATAGCTTCTCAAACGTTCAGTTCCGAACCGGGTTCGATGTCGGGGATATTTTCTACTATGTCCCAACCGGGCGTAACTCAAGACCTATTGAGGCACAGCTTACTGAGATGACAGAGTCTTGGTCTGCCGACGGTTTCTCTCAGGTCCCTACCATCTCCATGACCTCTCGAGGCAAGTGGAATGGCGACAGTTTCCGTATTGACTTCGCTCGTAAGGGTCCGGGCGAGATTATTGAGCCTCGAGAAAGGGGTTAACCTATGCCCGTTAATAGTGGCTTCTACAACTCGGTGAATGGTGACCGGGTATATGACGCGGACCAGTTTGGATCCCTGTTTGACGGTATCATCTCCGACGGAGTGTTCCCGAACGTTGGTGACAAGTTCTTTGTTCGCCCTGTTGCTAACACCATGAACATCTTCGTCGGATCCGGTAAGGCATGGCTGAACCGTCGCTGGGTTGAGAATACCGGCGATGAGACGCTTGCTGTCCAGGCGGCAAACGCCACTCTGGACCGTATCGACTCGGTTGTTCTGTCTGTCGATATTTCAAAGGCGGTCCGAGGCGCCAAGCTCGAGATCATCAAGGGTACTGCCTCTGCTACTCCGAACCCCCCGCTCATCCCGAGCGACGGAGAGAAGAAGTACATGATCCTTGCGAACATTCGTGTTGTGAAGAACGCCCGAGCCATTGGTGCCGAGTCTATCACGAACTTCGTGGGATCCAGCCTTACTCCGTATGTTGGTGGTCCGGTCAACACAATCAACCTTGATGCGCTTCAGAACAAGCTCCAGGGCGAGTTCAACAACTGGTTCCAGACTGTTCGAGATGCTCTTCAGAATGCGGGTGGCAACACCTCGACGGACGTTGCTAACCTCAAGGCTAGTGACAACTCCCAGAACACGAAGATCTCCCAGCTCGAGAACCGGGCCGGACAGATCGAGTCTAGTGTCACTAATGTCTCGTCCAAGTTGGAGACGTCGTCAACGTTCTACAACATGGTCAACATCAGCCACTTCGGTATGCACAACTCTGTTTACCGTGGAGCTTCTCTCGGTACGAGTGTCTCGAACTACATGTCGAGCATTCGAAATGGTACGTTCAGCGGTATGTACCTTGGTGACTACTGGACCTACGCTGGTGTCAACTGGCGTATTGCAGCGTTCAACTACTTCTACGGTGTCGGTGGTACGCCTATCCAGCAGCACCACGTGGTAGTTGTCCCCGACAAGGCGCTATATAGTGCCCCACTTCATGAGACCAACCCATTCACGGGCTCTTATCTGGATCACACGATCAATAAGTCTGGGCTTGCTCAGGCTGAGCGAATGGCCCGGTCTATATTCGGAGACAACCTCATGAAGGGCTGGACTCGAGTCTCTCAGGGTATCCGCACTGAAGGAACGGTTATCTCGTACACCTGGTACAGCTCATACGCCATGCTCCTTGACGAGACCATGGTGTTCGGTCGTCGACTGATGGGCGCCGGTCCTGAGGGCAACGCTCTCAACCTTGGTCAGCTCTCGGCGTTCGAGAAGAATCACACCATGATCTTCCCGGGTTATGAGTACTGGCTCCGTGATCGTTCCCACCAGAGTACCGCTGTATATCTCAAGGCCAACGGTGAGGTCTCAACCGCCCCTATTAATTATGGATTCGGTATTCGCCCGTATTTCTTGATCGGTTAAAATGACGCACTTCGGTTTCAGTCCATTCTTGGATCTCACTGTCGCCGTATTCCTAGGTATATTCAGCTCAACTGGGTTCTGGGCATACCTTCAGAAGCGGCGAGAGAAGAGCTCGGCAAATACCCGTCTGCTCCTGGGGATGGCACACGACCGTATCGTCTATGTCGGAAAGACCTATATCCACAGAGGGTTCCTCACCCTTGACGAGTACGAGGACTTCATGAAGTACCTCGTTGATCCCTACTTGGAATTCGGTGGAAACGGTCTTGCTGAGAGAATCGTCGACGAAGTTAAACGGCTCCCCGTGGTCCCTACCCCAAGACCTCCCGCTAGGAGGAAGAAAGAAAATGGCTAAGCATCTCAAGCAAGGAGAATCGATGCACAACAAGACGTATGACATCCTGAAGTGGGTTGCGCTGGTCTGCCTTCCCGCTACCAGTGCTCTCTACGTCACCCTCGCCGCACTCTGGCACCTCCCGGCCCCGACTGAGGTTGCTGGTACTATCGCGGCTGTCGACACCTTCCTGGGTGTACTCCTCGGCGTGAGCTCCAACAAGTACCAGGGCACCCAGCCCTCTGGAGCCCTTCACGTGTCCGAGGACCAGGGGATCCACGCCACCTTCGACCAGGGAGTCGCCGAGATGCTCCGTAACGGGAAGGTGACGCTGGACGTCAAGCAGGTCTAAGCGAGAAAAACCTGCGGTATAATGAACCCCTAGAAAGGAGCCCATCCATGAAGAACCCTGACCCCATTCAGCAGACAATTGAAGCTGCTCTGAAGGAGGCCGAGCTTCACGATCCTGCTAGTGAGGACTACACCACAATTGCTCGCAATGTCGAGACTCTTGCAAAAGCCAAAGCCCTTGGCGAGAGCAAGAAGCTCAGTAAAGACGCAATTCTCGGTGCAGCTACCTCTCTGGCAGGTATCGTAGCCGTCCTCCAGTACGAGCGACTTGCAGTCGTCAGCTCGAAGGCGTTCGGTTTGATCATGAAGGTTAAACCCTTCTGAGATTCGTCAGGCCCCCTGTGCTATACGCATGGGGGGCTTGGCTTATCTTTTTTTGCCTACGCGAGGAAATCTCAGAGTATATTGAAGACCCTACTCTGAAAGGAACCACAATGACCATCAAGGACTCCATCATTGCCGGACTCGCCGGAGCTGTACTCCTGTACGGAATTGACCTCGCCTCGAGGCCGTTCCTCAGGAAGAAGTTCCGTGAGCACGGTAAGGACGCCCAGTCATCTTCCAACTGACCATTCACCTATATCCCGAACTTGGGGTATAGGCTTTCGCGTAAAAAACGGGCTCTATATTGAAACCCGTCATAGAAAGGACACTCTCATGAACCTCTCTCCCGCCGCTGCAC